CGACCAATTAACGAAAGAAATATCTAAAGAAACTTCAAAAATATTACATGCAAATGACAAGACTATATTATTACAAAAGAAAAATATAAATAATTATAATGTACAAGAAGAGCCATATTATTCATTTCCATATTTGAAAGACTCAGCACATTTATGGAAATTCGAAATCAATAAACAAAATGGTGCTGTATATTCAGTAAATAGGATGGAAGAAATAAATGTTTTTTCTGTTCAAACATTTTTGAATTATTCAGAAACATTAGATTCTGAATATTTTAAAAAATATGATTTATTTAGTAAATATAGTAGTTTAGGTAATGATTATACTTTAGATTCCAATTATATTTATATTACAATACCATTAATACAATTTAAAACAGACCATTGGTTTGATAATTCAAGTAATGCATCAAATAAAAATATGTACCCTGGTAATCCGTATAATAATCCATATAAAGTAAATCCATTCCCTCTTGTTTTAACAATTGATTTAGATAGTGAAGATATTCAATATATCACAAAAGTCGCATCACAATTAACTATGACAACATTTTTTGATCTTCGAATATATACTGCTTCTCCATTTGGACAAATGTACACTGAAGATGAGCTTAAGAATATATCTTATTATAAAATTTCAGATATAATTACTATTCCAGATTTGAATTTGAATTTAGTCAGATTAGCATTACGATGGGCACCAGTTTCATCAAAAGGAGTACCACACCAAAACTCTATTCCAAAACCAGATTATGGTTATTTTAAGCCAGGTAATAATTATACAATGTTAATAAATACAAGTTTAATTAATTATTTTAATTATAAAAATTTAACAAATAATTTATATGAAATAAGTAGTTCTAAATTGGATATAGGACGTGCTTTATGTTGTAGATTAATTTATGGTAAAGAACGGTCAGTATATCAACATTATAAAACAGAAAATATTTATGAAACAAAAAAAAGTATTTGTGAATATTTTGATTTTTCTATAGCAAATTCTACAAATGGTGATATAAGAAATGTATTTAATAGAGGTTTTACTTTTATTCATTCAAATTTATATGGTTCTTCATTAAATTTAGAACAACCTATTAATCAATTTATTGAATCATTAAGTTATTATAATACAAAAAATATTGATTTAAGTTTAAAAATAGAAAATGATAATTTTTATTTAAAAAATAATAATTATATTTTTTTAAAAATCAGTTTTCCAGGAATTGATTTAAGTAAAATTAGACAAAATCAAAATCAAGTTGCTTTTAGTGAAAATCAATTTCATGTTAATCAGAATTATACAAAAAATGAACTAGTTAATTATTTAGGTATTGGTGAATCAATTGATTGTTATCAACAATTATTTCAAATTAATAGAAAAAACTTTGATGGAATATTTTGTAAAATTTTTACATCAACTATACCTGGTGATATTAATTTAAATGATAATAGTATATCCAGTAAAATAATATTTAATGCTTATGAAAATTTGATAAGTGGTATATCATCTATAAAAATTCAAATATTGGATTCTGAATTAAGAGAAATTAATACACAAGAAAATTATAGTTTTGATTTAAGATTTATATTTGGTGATACAAAATTGAAAGAAACAGACATTAATACCATTACAAATAAAATTGATTTAGTAGGTAAAAATTATTAATTTTATTTAAAAAAAAAATCATTATTATAAATAGATATGAATCAATTTCAAAATGGTAGAGTTATTACAACAAATAAACCTTTAAAAGATTTACAAATGATTGAAAATAATACTACACAAGTAAATTTTCAACAAGAAGCCTTATATGGTATTCAAGAAACAACACAATTAAATCAATTATTTTTTTCAAAAGAAAACATGAATATTATACAAGATAAAATTAGATATCAAGTATATATTAATACAGAAAAAAAACATGTTATTGGAAAACAATCTGATGTTGAATTAGAAATTATTATGAGGTCAATTTATTTACAACATAGTCCTAATTTACCAAACCAAATTAAAGAGCAAATTAAATATTTAAATGAATTAGTATCTAATTGGTGTGTAGAAAAAATAATACCAGAAATTTATCAATATGTTGGGTATTTAAAAGAAGTTGAATACATGCCAGTACCTTTAGAACATCCTGTTAATTTATCATCGAAGGGTAGAAAAAATTTGAGGTCAGTTACAACTACATTTTAAATAATATTATTTTTTTATAAAATATTTAATAGAAAATTTTATCTTTATTTATAATATAATGATTACATTTTTAATTAATTTGCTAGCAATTATTGGTTTATTAATATTATTATCTTATTTTGTTAGTTACTTAATAGAATATTTTAAAAAAAGAAGTGCTGAAGCTGCTAATAAAAAAGTTATGCCTCCCCCAGCTTATATACAAAATAATGGTATTAGATGTCCCGATTACTTATCATCTGTAGGTGCAGATAAAAATATGTATATGTGCTCTAATAGAGATTTTAATATTACTACAGTAGGTGGAACAAAATGTTTTTCTAATACAGGAAAACAAACTGTAGAATTTCCTGTATTGCCTTCAGGTAAAACTTGGGAATTTGGTAATCCAAATGGATTAACAACAATGACTGATAAAGAAAAATGGGATTTTGTTAGAACAAAAATTGAAGGAAATCCATCAAGATGTGATTGGATTAATAATTGTGGTCCTGCTGAAGGTGTTAAAGGTGTATGGCAAGGTATTGACAGAGTATGTAATATGACTGATCCTTCCCAAAAAACTGTTTAAATATTATTTTTAAAACTATTTAAAAATGTTAATACAATATTATTTAAAATCTTTTTTTTTATAAAATATTATGGACTTGTTTAAAACAATTTATCCAGACAGTATAAATGACATAATATTTTATAAGGATCAAATAAAAATAGCAAGTAAGTGGTTATCTAATTTTAAAAATAATATAGATAGATCTAAAAAAGCTTTATTAATTATTGGTGATACTGGTTCAGGTAAAACTACACTAGCTCATTTATTATTAAAACATTTTGAATATCAAATTATTGAATTAAATGCTACAAATGTTAGAAGTCAAAAAAAAATTGGAGAATTTCTTCATAAATCATTAGGATTTAATAATGTTATTGATATGTTTTATGAAAGAAAAAGACCAATTGGACTTGTTTTAGATGAATTAGAAACATTATGTCAAAATACTGATAAGGGGGGATTAAGTGAATTTATACAAATATTAAAAGATAATCAAAAATATGAAAAAAATAAATTGAAATTGGAAGAACAGAATAATAAAAAAAAAACTAAGAAAAGTGTTGATAATAAATTGAAAATTGATATGAATAAGTTCATATTTATTGAAAATCCTATTATATGTACATACACGGATTATAATGATAAAAAAATAAATGAATTAAAGAAATTTTGTCAAGTAATTAATTTAAAAGACGTAAAATTTGAAGAATATAATAATTTTATAAATGATTTAAAAAATAAACATGGTATTTTAAAAGATAAAAGTATTAGTAAAGAAATATTTCAAAATATACATAAAGAATGTAATAATGATATAAGAAAATTTATTCATTCTATAGAAAATTTACATTTGTATTCAAAAAAAAAAATTGATAATAAAATTTATGATACTTTAAAAAATTTAAATGATACTACGAAAAATGATATTCAACTAAGTAATGCTGTTGATTTATTGTTAAATGAAAAAATACCTATTAAAAAATTAGATTTATTATTTTATTTAGAGCCATATCATCTACCTTATACTATTTATCAAAATATAATTCATTTTATCAATAATACTGACTTAAAAAATGAAACAAAATTGGAATTATATAGTAAATATTTAAATAATTTATCTAATTTTGATAAAATAAATAATTTAATTTATGATGCTAATGATTGGGTAGATGTTGATAATTATTTAAAACTTTATGGAGTTTATTATCCAAACTATGATATTAATAATTATACATTTAAGAAAAAGATGAAAACAGAAATAGAATTTACAAATATTCATAATAAAGCATCACAAATGCTTGTAAATAAGAAACTTATATCCAATGCTAAATATAGTTTAAATAAAAAATATTCAACAGTTCATACTACTATTTTAAATACGGAAATATTATTTCATTATTTTAATGAATTTCGAGAATGTATAATAGAAGAAAATTTCAAAAATTTAAATAAAAAGAAATTAATTCTTTATATGAATCATTATAAAATTAATTATGATAATTTAGAAAATATCTTGAAAATTGAAAAAATTAACAAAGATGAAGATAAAAGAAAGAAGAATATTACTGTTTTATTAAAAGAAAAAATTATTGAAAATTTAGATATTACTTTAAGAACATAATTAAATTAATCTTCATTATCAATATCAGCATTAAAATTTAAATAATCTTGTACTTTTTTATTAGTTACTTTCTTATTAAAATCATTCGCATTATATACAATAGACCTTCCTTTCATATCTTTTTTTATTTCTGGATAACAAACTTTACATTCACCTTTATTATTCATACATTTACAATTTGCAAATGGATTCATTTTATTATTGATAACACATGATGTTGGCATATATGCTGGTTTTAAACCTTGACTTTCACATTCATTTCCTAATTTTTTAACTGGATATAAATAATTTTTAAAATTTTCCCTACTTAAATACTCATTTATTAACATCAAAACAAAACTAATGACTATTAATATTATAATTAAATTATTATTCATTTAATTATAATAAATATTTTATTTTAAAAAAAATCTATATTTAATTTTGATAATTAGAAGGATCCCCTAAACATCTATTTTTTGTATAATTATTTGTTCCTAATCTTCTTTGTACTGTTTCAGCATTTTGTGGTAACCATTGTGGTCCTGGTATAGCAGCTACTAATTGACTTGGTTTGTTATCCATACCACTACATAAATTACCATCAAATGTTTGTGTATCACCTACACATTCAATTTTGTCTTTTGGGAAATTTCCTTTAACATCATCGGGCTTTCTCATAAAGGAAGGATTGGGTTTAAAACTTGTACTAATATTATCAAAAATATGTATATTTCCTAATTTACTTTTATCTTCTAATGCATCTACTACTGGCTCATTTATTACTTGCTCATTATTATTATTTACAAAACCATCAATTTTTCCATTATATTTTTCTACATCATCCATATTTAAAGCTTTCTGTTTTAATATCATTTTTAATTTATTTGGATCATTCATATATGATGAACATAATTTCTTTAATTTTTCTTTTTCCTCTTGACTAATAAATGAACGGGAACCCATATCAATTAATACCATCGCAACTAATAAAGTTGTGAAAGGAATTAATATTTGATTTATATATGAATTATCTGAATAATTATATGCCTTCATTATTCCAAATACAATTATTGCTAATAATACTGAAATTGGAAAACTAAATGTGTAAATTGGATTTTTTATTAATAAATATCTTTCAACAATAGCATCGCAATCTATTTCCATCTTATATAATTTAACTATATAAAAAAATAGAATTTAATTTTTTTTTTATTTTATTTATCCCAAA